CGATAGGAGATGTTTTAAAGACGCTCGGAGAACGGGCGAAGAACGCCGTGCAGAAGGCGATAAGGGAAGGCGACTACGCTCCGCTTTCGCCGAGGACGGTAAAGGCGAAGGGAAGCAGCACGCCGCTAATAGACACGGGTCTAATGGTCAATTCGGTAACGTTTGAAATCAGGAACGGAGGGTAGCCGGTGCAGACGGAACTATTCGGATTTTTCAAGACGGCGAAGCCGCCGCAGCAGCCACAGAAAGCGAATCCTAGGCCAAGGCCAAAGCCTAGGCCTTCGTCCTCGTGCTTCGGCAAGGACAAGGTGGTGACGCTGGACGGCGACGAGATTTTCCTGTCGCCAAAGCAGCTCGCGAACAAGATAGGCTTCCACTTGCAGTCGGTGTACACGTGGAAGCGTCTGAGGGGCATGCCAGTGCGTCAGGCGACGAATCACGGGAGGTGGACCGTCGAGTGGCACGAGTTCTGCAAGTGGTGGAAGGAATCCAAGGCATAGCGAGGATGTACGGCTACTGTAACGGACAAGGACGGCGAAAACTACTTCGCCAAGATAGGGAAGGTCGGCGGAAAGAAGTCCGGCGTCGCGAAGCGTGAACACAAAAACATCCAGCGTAACGCGAGGGTTATACTTGAGACGCAGTTCGAGCCGAAAAGGAACAAGGACTTCAAGAAGTTCCTGGAGCAGATAGGGATCGACCCGAACGACAAGATGACCGTGCTGAACGGCATAATGGCCGTGTTCGCCGGGAAGGCGTTGGACGGCGACATCGTGGCTGCGAAGTTCCTGCTCGACGTTGCAGGGTACTCGCTGAGCGCGAAGGAACGCTTGGCGAAGATCAAGCTGCTGGAACGCATGGCTAACCCGGAGGACGCGGAATCGCTGGCTAAGGTCAAGCCGCCTGTCAACCTCGACGAAATCGACGCGGAAGCCCGCAAGCTGGGGATATATGACGGTTAGCGGCGGAATGGTGGAGCTTTCCAGGACGAACCTCATGGCGTTCGTCAAGGCGACGATGCCGTCATACGACATCGGCTGGGTACACCGCGAGATATGCGGCCAGCTCATGAGCTTCTACGTGAAGGTCAAGAGGAAGGAGTCGCCGCGCCTGATCATCACGATGCCGCCTAGGCACGGCAAGAGCCAGCTTGTGAGCCGCCATTTCCCGTCGTGGGGTCTCGGCGTTGACCCGGACACGTCGATAATCGCGGCGAGCTATTCCGCGAGCCTCGCGAAGCGTTTCAATAAGAACGTCCAGAACATCATCGAGAGCGACATATACCGCGAGATTTTCCCGAACACCAGCTTCACGGAGCGGTCCGAAAAGGTGCGGTTCGTCAAGCGTCGCAAGACCTACGTCAAGACGATGGAGTTCTTCGAGGTGCCGGGGTTCGATGGGTCGCTCCGCAGCGTGGGTGTCGAAGGCGGCATCACCGGCATGGGCGCGGACATCCTCATCATCGACGACCCGTTCAAGGACAGGAAAAGCGCGGATTCACCGACGGTGAGGGAGAGCGTGTGGGACTGGTACACCTCGACAGCGTACACCCGACTTTCTCCGGGAGGCGGCGTGCTCGTCACCGTCACCCGTTGGCACGAGGACGACCTTGTGGGGCGGCTGGTTGACGCGATGAAGCAGGAAGGCGGCGACCAGTGGGAAATCATCAACTACCCTGCGATAGCGGAGCGCGACGAGCCGCACAGAAAGAAGGGCGAGGCCCTGCATCCGGGAAGATACCCTCTCGAAATGCTGCTCCGCATCAAGAACAACATCGGCTCCTACGACTGGGGGTCGCTCTACCAGCAGCACCCTACACCGAGGGGCGGCGGAGTGTTCAAGCAGAAATGGATACGCCACTGGACGACCATGCCGAAGGTGTTCGACCGCGTGATACAGAGCTGGGACTTCACGTTCAAGGACACGGACAACAGCGACAACGTTTCAGGTCAAGTGTGGGGGCAGGTAGGCTCGAACTTTTACCTTATCGACAACGACACGGACCGCATGGACTTCGTATCTCAGGTGAGGGCCATGCAGCGGATGTCCTCGAAGTGGCCGGACGCTATCGAGAAAGTTGTCGAGGACAAGGCGAACGGACCCGCGATAATTTCGGCCCTCGGTTCGAGGATTCCGGGGATAGTGCCTTACAATCCGCGAGGCAGCAAGACGGCGAGGGCGTACTCCGTCTCTCCGCTGTTCGAGGCAGGGAACGTCTATTTGCCTCCGATGGACGACGAGCACCCGTGGGTCAAGAAGTACGTGGACGAGCTTCTGGCTTTCCCGAATGCGGAGCACGACGACCAAGTTGACTCGACGACACAGGCCTTGGACACGCTGGCCACCCACGACGGCGGCGGCGTGCTAGACTTTATATAAAATAACATAGGAGACAGAACCATGGAAAAAACGGAATTGCAAGTGAAGGACGGGATCGATGTGAACGACGGCGCGTACGAGAACGCGGCCACGGGACTCGGCAAGAAGGGCGAGGACAAGGCGGCTCACACGGTCGTAGCGCCTTACGTACCGGCTGACCTCGTAAGCCTCGCGACGATGAAGGTCAAGGACGGCATAGCCGCGTTCATCGTTGACGGCTTCCCGACGGCGGCCCTCATGAAAGAGCCTAAGATCATCGGAGACGAGGACGGGAAGGCGTACAAGGAAGCGTCCGAAAAGGGCCTTTTCAAGGCCGTTAAGAAGGCGGGGTCTTTCCTCCGCCTCACGGGAGGCTCTGTAGTCGTGACGGAATATGACAGCGACCGTGACACGGAATCGCTGAAAAGCGAGCCGCCGAAATCCGCGAAGGTTAAGGGCTACAGGGTGTATTCTGCCGGAAAAGTCGATCTGCAATCTACGGACTTCGAAGGCGGCAGCGACGATCCTAAAGTGTTCCGCGTGAAGGTCGTCGGCGCCGGCACGGTGGAAGTGCACCCGTCTCGCTGCACCGTGTTCAAGGGGCCGGAACTCCCGGACGTAATCGAGAACAGCGTGAAGGAGCAGTACTTCGGCGTGTCCGAACTGTGCGCGGTCGAGCAGGACCTCAAGGACCTCGCGTCGATTTCCGGGGCTGTCGTGAACATGATACAGGAGACGGGGACGCTCCTCCTGCGGCTCAACAACCTGAGCCTCATGCTGTCGAAGCCGGACAACGGGATCGAGGACTTGCACAAGATCATCTCGACGATGAAGCTGTGCATGAGTTCCATGCACGCCACGTTCGCAGGGCCGAAGGACGGCTACGACATGATCAACCACAACTTCGCCGGGATTGCGGAGCTGTGGACCAAGAAGCAGATGGACGTTTCCGCGAAGTCCCGCGTCCCCATGAGCATCCTTTTCGGGCAGAGCGCCACGGGCCTTGCACAGACGAACGACGGCGACATCAAGGCGTGGTGCAGCTCCGTCGGGTCATGGCGACAGGAGTACCTCTACGTGCCGATGTGCCGCCTCATCGCGGACCTCTGTAGCCGCAACCTCGGCAATGACTACTCCGAGTTCAACTGGGGCGCGATCGACGAAATGACGCTCAAGCAGACGCTGGAAGCCCTCGAAATCCAGTCCAAGACGCTCGAACGCTACCTGAACATGAACGTGCTGGGCGAGGACGAGATAAGGACTTCCGTCTTCCAGAACGGCCACAGCTGGGAAGTCAGCGTGACGGACGGGAGGAAGCTCCCGAAGCCTTCGAACTTCGGCAAGGGGGAGTAGCCCATGAACGACCTCGTCAGATTCGCGTCCAGCGTCGAGTTCGCGACCGGGAAGAAACGCGGTCGCCATCCCGTTTTCAATGCAAGGCAGTTCTACCCGTACGCCGCCGAGCGGAGGCTGCAAATAGCCCTGCGCAACGAGCTTGAGGAATACATCGCGGCGGCATACGAGGCGGCGGTTTTCAACGAGTCTTTCAGCAAGGACTCGCTCGCCGAGCTGTCTCTTTTGCAGGAGGGAGTTTCGGACGACCTCAAGGCCGAAATCTCGTACGCGGCGGAACAGGTCGCGAGGAAGGTGTCGAGCAGCATCGCAGAAATGACGGAAATGACGGTGGGAAAGCCCTACTATCCGCAAGCGGCAAAGGAGAGCCTTCTGAAAGACTGGGAGGCGAACTTCCAGATGCTGTGCGTGTCCGCAGAATCGGACGCGAAGAAGGACATCGCCCGTCTTGTGCAACAGGCGAAAAACGAGGGCTGGAACGGCAAGCAGCTCGAAAAGGCCGTCAAGAAGGACTTGCCGGACAAGTACGCGAACCGTGCCTCTTTAATCGCTAGGACGGAAACGGCGAAGCTGAACACGTCGGTGACGCTTGAGACCTACAAGGAAATTGGGTGCAAGTACTACATGTGGATGGCCACGCTCGACGAACGCGTTAGGCCGGAACACGCGATGATGAACGGCATTATATGCAGCGTCTCAGACCCGACCGTTTACTTCGACGAGAACCCCGACGACCCGATGCACCCGGTGGAGCACAAGCGCGACGACACGATGGTACACATGCACCCCGGCGAGGACTTCCAGTGCCGCTGCACGATGGTCATGTGGGACCCGGTGATAGACGGCAAGTACGAGGTCAAGGAAGCCCCGGAAGAGGAAGAACCGAAGGAACCCGAACAGAAGCCCGAAAGCGACCCGAAAAGCGAGGAGCTGGAGAAAGCTAACGAACGCATAGCCGAACAGGAAAAAGAGCTTGAGGCGGCAAAAGCGGAGCTGAAATCGTCAGAAAAGGCAGTCGCCGAACTTGATGCAGAAAAAAGCATATTGCAAAAGGCTATCGAACGCCATAACGCAAGAACCCAAGCGGAAACAGAAAATATTAGGGAACGATGGCGGCAACGCGGAATAAAGATTGATCTAAAAAACAAAGGACATTCCAAGGAATATATAGACAACGTATTATCAATAGAAAAGAATACTGGTGTACGTTATACGGGCGAAATGAGCCACCAAGCGGCGGATTCAGGCAAAGTAAATCCAAATTACTCGACTGGCGTTTCGTTCAAGAACAACTGCCAAACATGCGTAATCGTTTACGAGCTTAGAAGGCGTGGATTCAACGTCGAGGCTTTAGCCCGTTCTTATGGGAATTTGCAGGATGCAGTAGCCATTGACTCAAGAATCGCTTGGAAGGATTTGAACGGCAAAAGGATAGATTTTCAAAACGGCAGGGATAAAAAGTTTATTATACAAACTAAATTCGGCATAAACGAAAAAATGGCCGACTTAGAATTGGCCACGAAAGAAGACGGAAGATATTTTGTTTCTGTAGCTTGGAAAAAAAGCTGGGGAGGAGCGCACGTCATAACGGCAGAAAGAAAAAAAGGCACTCTGTCTTTTTACGATCCGCAAGATAACAGGGCTTACAGCGTCAAAGAGTTCAAGGATGAAATCGCCAAGAATACATGGAAGGATTGCACATTCGGGATTGTCCGAGTGGACAACGCCTTGTTCGATACGTCTTTGAACATGAAGGAACTGGAAACTACTGCAAGTATTTAAAGCCGGAGTAATAGTTGATTTTCCCGTCCGAGATTTCAAGGAATAGCGGTTTCCCTATATCTTGCAACTCGTTCGGGTCTTCTCTATCGAGCGAACAAACAAATACAAGAGTGTCGCCGTTTTTCTTTACAAAACGTGCGGCATCAAACCCTTGCTTGATGGCTTCTTTAGTTGCAATTTCTTGTGCTTTTTCTTGCGAAATCATGACTGACCTCTTTTTTTTTGAATAACGTTTTAATACCTAAAAAATAGATTTTTCCAACATAAAAAAAACAAACAAATACGGACTTGACTCAATCGTTGCCTGTTTCGATTACGCCACGTGGTCGGCGTAAAGGGTCGGCGCCATCGAGTATGACGCGACAGAAACGCATTCGACTCCGAAGGTCTCGCGGATTTTCCTAGTGAACGTCTTGTTTTCGTCTAGTTCAACGTAGGTAATCGTCTTTTCGGTGCGCTTGATGACTTTGCAGAGAACAACAAGGTCGTGGTCTCCGTAAAACTTGTATGCGTAGG